TATGCAAAATCAGTGTTAACCCCAATTGTGGAGGGAACTGACCATGAGCGAAGACATGCCACACGTTCAGACATAGAAGAATACAATAATAATTTGATCAATTTAGAAGAAGAAAGAATAAAAATGAAAAATGATAGGAACGTGACAGTTGATAGATACATTAACGCTGAAGCCTATGATCAGACCCTGCAGGAATATGCCGACACACACATGACTGAAGATAATTTAATCATAATGACTGATGTGATCTACTATATCCCTGATCGAGACCTATACACAATTTTTGCAAGATCAAGGGACGGAGTGGTGAGCATCGGCACATTACATATTCCGAAGCATGAGGACTTTGAAAGACACGCAATAACATTTCAATCCACAATGGGAGAAGAGATAGAAGGATTCGTAGAGGTGAAACCCAACACTGACACCAGCCCTGAAAGTAAAAACATAGAATTTAGGCGATCCAGATTTATCATGAAGACGAATGGAAACGATCACTACTACCAATCTGGACTTCGATTTATGGAATTGAATAGTAATGATGCAATGATAATCCCGCAACCTAGCAATCAAAATTACAACTTTGTATTAAAAATAGTGGCCATTAGGAAAATTGATACCAACGCAACTAATTACGTGTCATTCAAGATATACAAGCTAACCAATCCAAGTATACAAGACTTTTACAATAAACAATATGTAGATGAGTTCAACAAGCACGAGTTTATACGAATACAGTACGAAGCACTCAGGAATAAACAAATAGCGGAGGATGAGCAACACTGGCAACACACATTATCAGTAAGTCTAGGTGAACTGCAACGCTACACAAAAATGGTACCAAATCCATATTATGTTAAAACATTAACCGACAGAATAAAATCCCTGTTAGTGAGTCAAGATCATGATGAGGTGAAGGAAGTTAAGAAAATCAACAATCAATATATAATATACAGGAGCACGGAGGGCTTCTTCAGATCCCCAATGTATAACAGGATTCAGCTTGACAATGACTGCACCAAAGTTAGTGCTCAATTAGTAAACAGAATATGTGTGAAGATAACTATAGCCCCCAAAGTAGATAGAACACTAATCAATACCCTCATCAACTATATCAACAACGAAGACAAGAACTTATCAATTGACGAAATAATAGCATTGTTAGTGCACTGTTTATCTGAAGTATACAACGCTGAAAGTAAGTTAACAATTGTCAACCAAATAGCAAGCACAAAGGAAATTAACGCACTTAAAAATAGTGAGTACAAAATATTACCACGGGGATTCATAGATGCATTATTCAAACAACAATTATGGCAATACATCAAGTTTAAGGTAAAAACAAGTGTAGGAATGGGAGTAGACATGAGTAATAACCAAAACCAAATACTGGATTTTTAAATAGCCCTAACACTGAGGATTGTGGGTTCACAAGACCACAATGTCAAGGAGTTTCAGTTACGGACAACATAGAAAGACACGCGCAAGCAATGATATACCCGTTAGAATTCAAACACCCACATCCTAAATATAGTAATTACAACAGACTAATAGTATCAATAAACGACCGCCACTTAAAAGAATTGTATGACAAGAATAGGGGCATAATGGTTGATATAGGAAGAGACAGTTATGAGCAAAATCCGTTAGACTTCATAAAAGTAAGAGACATAAAATGCAAATGTGACACTAAAATACTATATGAACAGTTATTCGGGGACATGACGGAACAGCAGGAAGAAGTAATGGCCTACAAGACATGCAAACACACGATATATGCTGCGGCTAAGAGACAAATGAAGATGGCTCCCACGCCAGATCCTAAAATAGCAGATCACTTTATTAATTATGCAAAGAAAATAATCGACGATGAAGTAGGTGAGGATCTCAACCAGTTTGGTTACTCATATCAACAATGGTACGACCACTTGGATAAAACAAAGCAAGATGATATGGACTTAGTGAGTCAGTACCTCAACAAACACACCGAAAACTTAACACCATCACAGATAAGAAGAATAGAGAGACTCAACTATGAAGGTATATGTAAAGTTGAATTGCAGAAAACAGATGGAAAACCCAGAATGGTCTGCTCAATACCACTGCAAACAAAGTACATAATGGGACCGGTGTGCTGGAGATTGGAGGAAATATTTCAAGACAAATTCAGAGGTTATTGTGGAGGAAAGAACTTAACGCAGATGGCAGACATGGTAAATCACTACGCAGCATTAGGCTTCACACAAGTAGTAGAGGGCGATGGATCAGCATTCGACAATACACAAGATATAACGCTAAAAAGAATTGATCATTACATATATAATAGAGTTAAGGACAAAATATACCACGTAGACAAGAACAGATTTATAAAGGTAGCCACAGAACCGTACAAAACAATGGATGTAGTAGCAATGGACCAAGACACTAAGAAGAAGAAGTTATTATTTACTTATTCAATACTCGGCTCGGTTTTTTCAGGAGATGCTGATACCACATTATGTAACACAATAAGAATGGCGCTGTACAACAGATATGTTAACGACATGGCAGGATTGGAATACGGCAAAGATTATGTGGCTTTCTCCAAAGGCGACGACTTCACAGTCATGTACAAACCATACATCAAGAGAGACTTCATAGAAAAGGCATATTACAGATACTTCGTCAAGGCAATTGCGGATGTAACCAAACCCGATACAAGAGTGTATGGACTAGGACAGGTATTAAAGATGTTAGACTTTGGAGACATATCTAGTCTCAAGTTTTGTAGCCTACGAGCATGGTATAAAAATTCACATGAAATATTCTTAACACGAGATCCAAGCAAGTTCTATAGCCTATCAAAGTATTCAAGAAAAATAAAAACTTACAATAATTACCATGCAGCATTGTACTGCCTACAACAAGCGGAAGCCCTCATAGTCAATTATGCAGGCATAACCATATTCGAGACAATGGCACAGGCATACATGACAAAGGCGAAAGAATTCATGAAACATGCATCACCAACAGATCAGAAGTCATACAATAGAAAAGTACAGCGACTAAATCATAGAATGCAAGTAATAATGAAGAGGAAAGTGTCACCACACGCAATGCAGGAATCAGAGGCGGAACAATTAGTTTACAATATCACGAAAAGGAATAGAACATACAAGATGAGCACAAATTACTGGGATACGATGAAAACAATAGAAAATACAAACACAATATTACCTACAAAAGAAGAAGCAGCACTGATCAATCAGCAAATAGAGGCGGAGTTCGCGACAGAAGAACTAAAATCAGTGTTAGGGCTGAAAAATTAGAATAATGAACACCAACAATAAGCAGAACAATAACACCAACAAGAATAACAATACAAGAAGAAGGAGACGCAGAAGAGTAAGAATGCCTAATAGAGTTAGGAAGACACAGAGACAGATCAGAAGAATGAGGATGCCAGTTGCACAGACAATTTCAGTACCCAAGATATTTTACAATCGAAGAATTACAGGAACATCAGCAACAGTAGCGGGGTGCGATTTAGTATACCAAATACCAGACAACCTATCCACAAATAGTACTAGCAGTGTGATTGCAATAATTCCAGCAAATCCAGCCTATTGGACAGGAACCAGAATAGCACAGGTAGCAGCAGGATACCAGAACTACAGGCCCTTACAATTTGAGGTTATTTACGTACCACAGTGCGCTGTTACTCAACAAGGAAATGTATTAGGTGGTACACTATGGAACGAGGCACCGACAGAGAACAATTTGCAACAGACATTGAAAACAAGTAACGGAGGAATGTTGACACAGTGCTACAGAACAGCCACATCCATAGTTAGAATGAAGAGCAATTTGCAATATAACTTATTCAGAATGGGCGGAGCTATAGACCAGGAATCCAACCCGTTTGTATACCTAGCCATGGCCATAGCATGTAGAGACAGTAATAACAACAGGGTAGTACCAGGATACTTCTACATTAGATACACATACCAATTGAAGAATCCAATAGGAACAGGAATAAATTACCAAAATTCACAGTTAACAACAAGAATAGCAAAAACAACATACCTAATGAATGCTAGTGCGTACCTATGTTCACCAATAACAACAGTAAATGGACTTCAAATACCGACAGGATCTAGACTAGATGTGGAA